ACATTACATACATATGCATTTCACAGATTAGTACCAAAAGCAACAGAGGTTACAACCGTAGCTGCAAATGCTGTTAATATAGCAGCAGCTGGAGCTAACGTAACTGATATAAATAACTTTGTAGATCGTTACCAAATAAGTAGTTCTGCACCTACAACTAGGTCAGATTCAAGCTCCTTAGTTTTAGGAGATTTATGGTTTGATAGTTCATCTAACAAAGTTATGATGGTCTATGATGGTACTTCTGGTGATGGTTTTAGTGCAGTTTCACCTGACGCATCTACTATTACTAATATCAATACTGTAGCTGGACAGATAACTTTTCAAGAAGACTTAGGTACAATTACAGATGCTGTTAGCACAGGTACAGGTAACTCAACATTAAATACAGTAGCTGGCATAGCTTCTAATGTAACGACAGTAGCTGGTATAGCCTCTAATGTAACTACAGTAGCTAATGATGCTACGGACATAGGAGCTGTAGCAGGTAAGGCTACTGAGATAGGAAGATTAGGTACGGCTGATGCTGTAGCTGATTTAGCAATACTCGGTACTACAGATGTTGTAGCTGACTTAAATACACTAGCTACTACTGCAATCGTATCTGATATGGATACACTGGCAGACATATCTAGCAATATAACAACTGTTGCTGGCATAGCTTCTAACGTGACTGCTGTGGCTAATGACGCAACAGATATAGGAGTTGTAGCTGGCAAAGCTACTGAAATAGGTAGACTTGGTACTGCTGATGCTGTTGCTGATATGAATACTTTAGGTACTACAGCAATAGTATCTGATATGGATACACTAGCTGATATATCAAGCAACATTACAACTGTAGCTGGTATTTCATCTAACGTTACTACTGTTGCAGGTGTATCATCTAATATCACAACTGTTGCCGGTATTGCGTCTAACGTCACTGCTGTTGCAGGCGATGCGACAGACATAGGTGCAGTTGCTGCTAAAGCGACAGAAATAGGCAGACTAGGCACAGCCGATGCAGTTGCAGACTTAGCTATCTTAGGTACTACTGATGTTGTTTCAGACATGAACACTTTAGCAACATCTGCAAACGTTACAGCAATGGATAATTGTTCTGACGACATTGCAAATATAAATACAGTATCTGGTTCAATAGCAAACGTAAACACAGCTGCTGGATCTATCTCGAACGTGAATACAACTGCTAGCAATATATCAAACGTTAATACTGTTGCTGGTATTTCTGCTAATGTAACAACTGTAGCAGGTAACAGTAGTAATGTAACTACAGTTGCTGGGTCTATATCTAATGTTAACACTGTTGCTACTTCTATATCAGACGTAAATACATTTGCTAATCGTTATCGTATTGCATCTTCTGCACCAACTTCTAGTCTTGATGTAGGAGACTTATACTTTGACTCTTCAGCAAATGAGTTAAGAGTATATAATGGTTCTGCGTGGCAAGGTGGAGTGACTGCTACAAGCGGTTTCTTACAGAGATCAGGTGGACAAATGACTGGTAATATAACCATGTCAGGTAGTCAGACTGTAGACGGTAGAGATTTATCAGCAGATGGTTCTAAACTAGATGGCATAGAATCAGGCGCAACTGCTGACCAGACTGCTGCTGAGATTCGTACACTTGTAGAATCAGCATCTGACAGTAACGTGTTTACTGACGCAGATCATAGTAAATTAAATGGTATTGCTTCTGGTGCTACTAATGTCACTAACACTAATCAGCTTACAAACGGTGCTGGTTTTATTACTGCAACTCTTACTAACGAACAAGTTCAAGATATTGTTGGAGCTATGGTTTCTAGCAATACTGAATCTGGTATTACTGTCACATATCAAGATAGCGATGGTACTCTAGACTTTTCTGTAGCATCACAAACAGATCAAAACTTTACTAACGCTGACCACAGTAAGTTGAATGGTATTGAATCTGGAGCTACTGCTGACCAAACAGCTAGTGAAATAGTAGCTTTGATATCTGGACAGACTATTGCACCTAACGTAATAACTACAACTAACTTAACCTTAGACTTCGGATCAATTGCATAATGGCAAAATTATTAAAACTAAGACGAGGAACAACCTCGCAACATAGTAGCTTTACTGGAGCCGAGGGTGAAGTTACTGTAGATACAGACAAGGAAGCACTTGTTGTACATAACGGCTCAACAGCTGGTGGATTCCCACTTTTAAGACAAGACTTATCTAACTTAGCAAACTCTGGAGTAACTGCTGGTAGCTATGGTTCAGCCACAGCTATCCCAGCAATTACTGTTGATGCTAAAGGTAGAATTACATCAGCATCTACAAACACAGTTAACACAACTACAAACCTAAGTACTTCTACAGCATCAGGTTCTGTAACTATAAACAGTAGCACAGGAAACAATGCAACTATAAATGAAGCATCTGGATCTGCTGCTGGTGTTATGTCAGTAACACACCATAACAAATTAGATGGTATAGCTACTGGAGCTACAAACAATGGTTCTGGAAGTTTATCTAGTTATCTACCATTATCTGGTGGTACTTTAACAGGAACATTAAATTCAAGAGCTATTATACCTACAGCTAATAATAGTTATGATTTAGGTTCTTCATCAAATAGATTTAGAGATATATACACCAATGACCTTAACTTATCTAACAAAGGATCATCTAATGATGTCGATGGAACTTGGGGCGATTGGACAATACAGGAAGGAGAATCAGACTTGTTCTTAAAAAATAACCGTTCTGGTAAAAAGTATAAATTTAACCTAACGGAGGTATCATAATGGCTATATATTTTAGTGATGAAGCGCAAACAAGAGCAGCACACCTTGTTAATTTTACCAGTTTAGAGTATACAACTAGACGGCAACTATCTAATAATGGTACGACTGAAATGATGTTTGCAGATTTTGGTAATGTAAACAAAAAAGAGAGTGGTAGTATTCTTGCTTTTACAGGATTTCTTTATGGTAGAAATGACCAAAGTGATTTTAGTAACGTAGATGTAAAAATAGGAGCGTCATTTAATGCCAGTTCATTTGTAGTTAGTGGAGGAACAAGAGCAGATCAAGCGGCTGGAACTTACACACACGTTGCTGCAAACGGATCAAAACTCTTAATGTTATGCGGACAGATCACAGGTTATACAACTACAGGTAACTCATCCCTTATAGCCACTTATAGATCTGGTAACAGTGGAGGTGGTAGACCTTTTGCCTTAATTAACCCTACTAATTCTGACCAAGGTCACATAAACGACAGTTACAAAGGTTCTAGAATAAACATTTGGGAGATTTTATTATGATTTACGAAAGCATTTTTTTATCTGCTGTTGAAAATCTTTGTGGTGGACCATACTTTAGTTTGGTAGGAGATGCAGATACATACGAAAATATCACACATTGGTATGTAGGAAACGGAAAACTAACTGACTCAAGTAAGATACCAACTAAAGCAGAAGTAGAAGCAGAAGTAGAAAGACTTAAAAAAGAAGAAGTCTATAAAAGACAAAGAACAGGACAAGAGGTGGATGGTGTCACTACTACAGATACAATATATCCTCCTATTGCAGATCAACTCGACTACATATACCACAACGGTATAGACAAATGGAAAACAGATATAGTCGATCCTGTAAAAGCTAAATATCCTAAGCCTAGTTAAATGGATATACCCAGCATAGTAATACCACCTGTAGAAGATATAGAAACAATATCTATACCATTACCTACTGCTGACGTACCGAGTTATAAACCTTTGGTTGTGCCTCCTAAAAACTTGCAACGACCAAAAGGTACACAACCTGTAAAAACGGTTGACCCACCACCTAGACCTACCTTACCACCTCCTTTTCCACCAATCCCTTTACCACCAGCTGAAGTTGTAGCTGCTACGACTATAGCTGCTGTTGCTGCTGTTGCTGCGACAACTATAACTCAACCAATTATAGAGAAACTAAGGAAAAAGATACAAAAATTCTTAGAAAAGAAAATAAAGAAATGGAAAGAAAACCGGAAGAAAAAAAGGGACTCTTTACAAAGCTCAAAGAAAACATAGACGATCACGATGAACAGATGCAGATCCTAGGTGCGATGGTGCGCCTAGGTGTCGTTATCTGGTCAGGATTTATTATAACTCTTAATTATGTAGAGTTGCCTATGGTCAAAAAGTCGGGTGCTTCAGCGGATATCACTTTCGTAGCCAGCGTCTTTAC